TGAGCTATTGGACTCGGCTTTCGCTATTAACATGACTTTCCTTTCGCATCAGGGCAGGGAGGCCACATTCGTATCGAAGCACTGCCCAGTCTGCTTCGGTGGCAAAACCTAAATAAGCGCGATCAAATGCAGCCTCTAGTATCTGCTGGCGCTCTTCCATCATCTGTTGGTATTCAGCCTGCTCCACTGTTCTTCTCCTTCAGCTTGGCTTCGATGGCGCGGGCATACGTCAATGTATCGAAGTAGCAGTTGGTCACATATTTTTCCGCCATTGCTTCGTACTCATCATCCGTCAACCCTTTCCATTCGCGCTGTGGTAGGGTGGTAATTTGCTCAAGTAACTCAGCGGCCTCAACCGAAACAGGGTCACTGTTTTCATACAGGGCTTCAATTACGGTTTTCACATACGCCACCGGCTCCTGCTCTAACTGCGTCTTAGGACACTCTTTACAATACCCACCGATCCCGCATTGCCCCCCGTCACATTCTGCTGGTTCAGGCTGCGCTAGTCTGGCGCGGAGTGCTCGCATGGCATTCATGCACTCAACAGCCTCATAAGTGCCGCCAGTTACAGTCCAATACTCGGCTCCTTTGTCATCACCCTCAAATACAGATTCCAACGCATCCAACGCCTGCTGCATCAGTTCTCGGTCAGTCATGGCGCACCTCTCTCGCGGATAACGAACGCGCATTGCTTCGCTGTTAGGTCTGCTCTGCCGGGATGCTCCAGCACTAACTCATCACACACCTTCGCACACGCCTCGCGCTCGGCTTCTGCGACTAAGTGGGCAAAGCGTTCAAGCATTGCAACATACGTCGCATTCTCTTCTGGCGCTGCCCATCCCGCCGCTGCTGAGACTAGGTTGGCAAAGCGTTCGAGCATTGCAACATACGTCACATTCTCTTCTGGCCCTGTCCATCCTGCCTCCCGCGCCATGCGAATAATGTCATCTCTGTTCATTTTTTATCCGTCCTATACGTCAGCGTTTTTGGATCGTAAGCAGATGTTCTGCCGCCTTGACCTGTCCAAACAACATGCACCATGTCCGCAAAGAAGTACCAGCAGCCGTGTATCGTTGTACCGTCACGCATTGATGAGATAACCTTGCGCCCTGTCGTGCTATCAGGGCATGAGTAGTTCAAGAACAGAATCTTCCCGCCAGCTTCGTTAGGGGTTTCTAGCCACTCTTCAGCATGTACGCTCGTGCAGATCAGTAACGCTAGTAGCCATCTCATTCGTCATCCCCCAAAAGCATCCCCAAGATAATTGCCAGACCTACGGCTAAGACACCAATCCCAGCGCCTATAAACAGCAGCCCAAGAACGACGGTAGTCATTTGATGACGATCAGAAGCAGCAGCAACCCACACAGTGCCCAAGCATAGGCAAGGTTTTGGAACTTCCGGCGGCGCAGAGATATGTCGTCAGTCAAAAGAGACTCCTGCAGCAGCTCCATGTCGTAGCTGTATTCCATGTTTGAGCGTGGCACATAAAACTTACCAATCTCTATGCCGGTCTTTGTCCTGTAGGGTGTAACTTTAGGCTTATCCATTGTGTAACCTCCTGTCAACTAAGCGCACTGTACCTGATTTAATTCCAAGTTACAACTGTTTGCATAAAAAAATTGGTTGTGGTTTAATCTGGAATTAACGGAGGTTTGTATGACGCTGCAAGAATATTTCATTGATCAACCGCGTGGCGCTAAAGTAAAAATGGCGCGGGCACTAGGTGTTACAAAGAACTGGGTTAGCCAATTGTTAACGGGTGAGAAGCGCCCAAGCCCAGCTTTAGCGGTAGCGATCAGCAAATATACCAAGGGCGTTGTGACGAAAAAGAATTTGCGCCCCGATATTTTTGGGTAGTATGATCATCGGGAACAGCTAGAGTAGCTCTCGAAAAGCCGATTCGTTACCGGCCTGCTGCGTCCCACCCTTTATGTAACGACAGCCAATAACGTGAGGCTAATATGCATTACTACCAGTTCCACATCGGCGATTATCGCGCCGCAACTTCTCATTTAAGCAACGTAGAAGACCTTGCTTATCGCAGGCTTTTGGACATGTATTACGACTCCGAAGCCCCAATACCCACCGATATTGAGTGGGTTAGCCGTCGGTTACGGTTGGGTTCAGAGGTGGTTTCCAATGTGCTCAATGACATGTTTGAACGTACCGAAAATGGGTACGTAAATAAGCGTGCTGATGCGGAAATTAAGGCATACCATGCCTTTAAGCTCAAACAGCAGACCAATGGAAAGCGAGGCGGTAGGCCGAAGAAAACCCAAGCCAAACTCACCGCTAACCCAGAGCAAACCCAACCTGAACCCAAAAAAAGCCTAACCACTAACCATAAACCAATAACCAATACTATAGCCGTCGCTGTCGCTCGGCCTCACGATATTGAAGAAAAGGTCTGGAAAGACTTCCAAGCCTTACGAAAAGCGAAGTCTGCACCCATAACGGAAACAGCGCTTGAGGGTATCCGGTCTCAGGCCGAAAAAGCAAAGTTAACAATTAACCAAGCCCTGCAAATTTGCTGCGCTCGTGGCTGGCAGGGATTTAAGGCTGATTGGGTCAAGGACGAAGACCGCAAGGAGGTTGAGGTTTACAAGCCCGGCTTTTTCATGGGTCGCAAACTAGCGGGAGGGGATGATGCTTGACACCCTGCTATCGCGGCTAACGAAGGTCAAGGGGCGTAACGGCTCGTGGACTGCCTGCTGCCCCGCCCACGAAGACAAAAGCCCCAGCTTAGGCATCCGGCAGGCTGAGGACGGTCGCATCCTGCTGCACTGCTTTGCAGGCTGCTCGGTTCAGGCAATCACGGGAGCTGTTGGGATGGACGTTGGCGACCTGTTCCCGCCTGACGAAAAGCGGATGAACTATGCCGATCCGACGAAACCCCTAAAGCCTGCCTTTTACGCTACAGACTTGATGAGAATTATCCATTTTGAAAGTACGATTGTGCAGATCGTGGCTTTCGATATTTCGGAGGGAAAAAAGGTTAGCGAGACAGACCGCCAGCGTGTACGGTTGGCTTACGAACGAATCACTGAAGCCTTGAGGTACGCAAATGTCTAAAGTATCGATGATTGAACAGCGGGCAAAAGACCTCGACGAGGCTCGGCGTATTCGCTTAGTCCACCCCAAGGACATTGATGTAGACAAGTACATCAAAGCCAGCGACATCACGCATCAAGTCCACGAGCCTTGGCAGTGGCTGCAGGGCATGATTGAAGACTTTGCGACCCCAGCTCAGACCGAGAACCTGTCTTACCTTTGCTGGCCTACCTCACAGAAGAGTTTCCAGTTCCGCCCCGGCGAAGTCACGTTGTATGCTGGCACGAATGGTGGTGGCAAGTCTTTGGTCACAGGCCAGATTGCGTTAGGGTTGATCCGGCAAGAGCGTAAGGTTTGTATCGCCAGCTTTGAGATGAAGCCGGTTAAGACTTTGTCGAGGATGCTGCGACAGTTCTCGTGCAAGAACTTTGAGAATCCGTTGATGCCGATGAAGCGTCCTGAGTTCGAGGACATTGTTGATCGGTTCCTTGAGTTCTCGGAAGAGAAGTTGTGGCTATACGATCAGCAGGGAACAACGAGCGCTCAGCGGATCATAGCGATGGCGCGGTACGTTGCGGTTGAGTTAGGCGTTACTCATGTTGTGATCGACAGCTTGATGAAAGCAGTGCCTGCAGAAGATGCTTACAACGATCAGAAATATTTTGTTGATGAGTTGTGTGCGTTAGCGCGGGATCACAACATTCACATTCATCTGGTGCATCACATTCGGAAACTTTCAAACGAAGAGAACATGCCAAGCAAGACAGACATCAAAGGCACTGGTGCAATAGCGGATCAGGTAGACAATGTTTTCCTTGTCTATCGAAACAAAAAGAAAGAGCATGAGATTCAGGCGGGCAAAGAAGTAGATCCGAATACGCCTGATTTGTTGTTGATGTGCGAGAAGCAGAGAAATGGTGAGTTTGAGGGTTGGTTCCCGATGTGGTTCCACAAAGAGAGCCAACAGTTTGTTGACCGGCTACATGGGATGCCTTTAGTCTTTGATGCGAAAGGTGAGTTTTGAACTATGCATCAGAATTTCAATTCCAGTGTCTCGTCCGTGAAGTTATCCGAATGCGGATCAAAGACCGGAATCAAGCTCATGACTTTCTGCGAATGTGGGAAAAGAACCATTATGATTACGAGCTCAGGGCTATGGTTAAGGCTCAATGGGAGCTAGGCAACCGAGGGGAGAAAAATGATTGGAGAACGCCATGACTGAACTAAGCAACTTTCAAAAGAACTTTCTAGCCAACAGTGGACACATGCAGGTGTTTACTCAGGCTGAGTTCGATGAAGCACTAGCTGTCGCCAAAGCCGAGATTATGACGGTAGCGATTGAGACAACGAAGACCGCTATCCTGATTGAGCGTGAAGCCTGTGCTGAGATTGTTGAGCGACTGGCAGATGAAGAAGAAGAAGGCGAGCTTCATACTGCGTTGAAGAATGCCGTAGCCGCGATCAAGAGCCGTATCCCATCGCAGCGACAATGATTTGGATCGGTATAGACCCCGGCTTACGCTCAGGTGCCATTGGAGCGGTTGATCATGATGGTCGATACGTTGGGGCGCATGACATAGCTGCGGTAGGTGACCGTATAGATGCGAGAGCATTAAAGCAGTTGATCTTAGACATGACTGTCGCGGGGGATGATTATGCAATCTGCGTGGAACAGGTTTGGTCGTTGCCAAAGCAGGGGATCGCTAGTTCGGGCAGGTTTATGCGTGCCTATGGTGCTATTGGTGCTGTGTGTGAATTACTGTGTGATCGGGTTATATACGTTACTCCACAGGTTTGGAAGCGAGAGATGCAAGTGACAGCAGATAAAGGTGAGTCGTTAGTGAAAGCAAGATTGATGTTTCCACAAGCGACGCTCTTACTGAAAAAAGATCACGGGAAAGCAGAAGCGTTATTAATTGCTGAATATGCGCGGAGGGTATTTGCATGAACCTATTTGATTCTGAGGAACAGTTGAGGTGTGCGTTTGCTGCGTTTGCTCTGCAGGGGCTGATGAGTAACATTGACCCTGAGTGTTTAGAGAGTGAACATCAGCGGCGGTTTATTGCAGAGTCTTGTTTTGAAATAGCGGACATGATGATAGGGGTGAAGAATGCACACAAACGACACTGAGATTTACCAGCGCTGGATGGCGGGTATGTCGATAGGTGCTTTAGCCAAACAATACAAACTGACGAAAGATCAGGTGCGAAACATTGTGAACAAAACAGCGAAAGGTAAAACATGGAACGAGAAATCGACCCTAATAAAGCAGTAGACTTTATTCGAGACAACGGTAAGAAGTTTGCGAAAGCTAAAGCTGACCGCGTGTACATGGAAGAGTACCGAAAGAGCCTGAAGGCTATTCTGATGAAGCAGTCATTAGAGTCTGCGGTGAATGCTCAGGAGCGGGAAGCGTACAGTCACCCTGAGTACATCAAGCTGTTAGAGGGTTTGAGAGAAGCGGTACAGATTGAAGAACAGTTGCGGTGGGAGATGATCGCAGCTCAAGCGAGGATTGAAGTTTACAGAAGCCTAGAGGCAACTAAACGTGTTGAGTACAAGGTGACGATATGAACAACAAGCTGACGGCGGCTGAGCGCAAGCACTTAGCAAGGGTCAAGAGCCTGCCGTGCTCTGTCTGCAACGCGCCGCCGCCGAGCTCAGCTCACCACATCAATCAGGGCCAGCAGTACACCTGCGTAGCCCTGTGCTACGACTGTCATCAGGGTACGATGGGCTGGCATGGCACCAAAGCCCTGTGGCGTATCCGCAAATTGGACGAGCTTGATGCCTTAAATGTAACAATCCGCAGGCTTATAGAGGATGGCTATCAGGTTGAGCAATCCGATACAAAAGATTTTTAGAAAAAACTCACTTTGGCGCAAAAGAGTGCTTGCAAAGTCGTTTAACTGGCAGTTATACTTCAATCACGGTCACTTGATCGGATGCGAAACGGAGCGAACCATGAAAAACGACATCAACACCATCGACACACTGGGCACCCTGCTGGCACAGATCGCTGATCTTGAGGCGCAGGCTGAGGCCATCAAGGATGAGCTCAAAGATGCAGCTACAGCGCCCAATGGTTCCAAAGTCTTTGAGGGTGCGTTGTTCAAAGCCACGGTCAGCGAGTCCAATCGTTCCACAGTGGATTGGAAGAAGCTGGCGGCAGACTTGGGTATCGACGCCGAGACCCTTGCCAAGTACAGCAAGACCACCGCAGTTTTCAGCGTCAAAGTCACATCACGTTAATCAGGGGGTAATCATGAAATCAATCGAAATTAAGGGCGAAGATCTTCAGCAAAAAATTTTCGTCAGCATAAGCGGCGAGAGCGTGTTTATCAGCGCGATGGTACCCGGCGGTAGTTGCTACATGAGCATAGAGCCTAGCGAGGCTCAAAAAATGATTGAGGCTCTGCAAATCGCTATCTCGCGGGCAAAAGAGGCGGGCTACGGTTGGGGTAAAGAGGTTGCCGACGAGCTGCGGCGCGAAGCAATCTACGACACTGGGGAGGATGAGTAATGTACATCGTGACCCCAAATATCCAGAACCCTTATGACGCGCCTCCCTATCGCTGGATGGCGTATCCCGAAGGTAAAGCTGTTGAGGATTATGCGCAGTACGGTTCTACGCCCGAGGAGGCACTGGCTTTGTTGTTGGACATGTTGGATGAATAGGTTCCTTCACTGAGTGCAGCGGTGCGTCAGTCTCTTTCATATTGCGGAGCTGGCGGTAAATGAACGGAGTGCTCGACCCGTCTGCATATCGAGCAAGAATTCCAAGGCGTGGCGAGGTAAGGCATGGCGTGGCACGGTTTGGTGAGGTGGGGTCGGGTTTGGCACGGTTTGGTTGTGTCGGGCGTGGCGAGGCGAGATGTGGTCTGGTAAGGAGCTGACTACAGCGGATAGGTGATTGGCAACAGTCATCCTTCCAGTTTAGTTGGGCGTGATTCGGCGAGGTAAGGCAGGGTGAGGCGCGGTAGGTTCCGGCGAGGCGTGGTGAGGTAAGGCGCGGTGCGGTCAGGTATGGAGCTGCTATGCAGCGTTCAACGGATTGAATCAGTCTGTTGAGCGATGCGTAAGCATCATAAGGTCTGGCTTGGTCGGGCGAGGTGGTGTCTGGCTTGGTTCGGCGAGGTTTGCTTAGGTCTGGAATGGTTTGGAGCTGCTAGGCAGCGTACAGGAGCTTTTAAAAGGCTTCTGTGCGATGCGTAAGCATCAAATGGGCTCGGCGCGGTCTGGAATGGCATGGCGGTGCAGGGCATGGTGAGGTAAGGCCACTTTGGGAGAGAAAAATGGCTAAGGTAAAAAACGTAGCAGAAGTATCAAATGGCGGTGCAGACACAATCGAGTACGGTCTTCCGTACACGGCGCACGTCACAATTCAAGGCAGTTCGGACTTCTTGTTTCACAGGTGGAACTGTGAGGCGGTAGAGACAAAAGCAAAAGCAGCGAAGAACTCAGCCGCCAAGAAGACGGATGACATTGAGTCTTACGTCTGGCGTAACGATGAGGGTGAGCTGTGCTGCCCCGGCGAGTATTTACGGCAGGCGGTAATCTGGGCGGCAAAGTTCAAACAGGATCCTCGAAGTCCTCGGAAGTCAGCGATGGATCTGACGAAGGCAGGCGTAGTCAGCCTGACGAATCTGGCGAGTTTTGGCAAAGACAAGTGGGATTACGAAGACAAGCGTCGGGTTGTGATCCAGCGGGCAGGGGTGAATCGCGTCAGACCGGCGATGAAAGCAGGCTACAGGTTGGACTTTGACCTGATGGTGCTGACCCCTGAGTACATTGACGAGTTCTGGTTACAGGACACCCTCAGCATGGCAGGTCGGTTGATTGGGATTGGTGACTTCAGGCCAACGTATGGTCGTTTCAATGTTGTTAAGTTTGACGTTTCGCAAGAATAAGGGTCCGGCTTGGTATGGACAGGCGAGGAGAGGTTGGGTAGGTTGAGGATAGGCACGGCAAGGGGGCTTAGAGGCGCTATGAACGATTTTCCAAGAGAAGACGTAGTTCGGGTACTCGAAGACGTTGCGGCGTTTCTAGGCCGTTTTAAAGGGTCTGATGTAAAAGAGACAATTTACCTGTCTCAGCTAGTGGCAAACGTGTTGGCGAAAGTAAAGCAAACGGAAAACATATAAACTGGCGACTCACTGGGGGAGCGCAGCCCCCATGTTTCGGATAAATCGGCGGCTCAGCCGTTTGCGTAGAGCCCTGACTGGCATGGAGATCAACTGGTCACTACCCCCGACCCCGTAGACTGGAACCTGCGGAACGGTTGGTCTCCATCCCAGTCGGGAAATGCGGATGCTGGTGACTGCACCTCCTTGCGGTCATTGCTTGCCAGTGCAGCGAGTACCGACCTTATCTATGTTGGGTGTCAAGCCAGCATTCGAGGATGTCAACGCGAGTGGTTTTCTGGCTTTCCCATTTGCCTAGTTGAAGACCAAATCGAGCCCAACACCCTGCTAAGAATGGGCCACAACAACAAAGAGGAACAGCAAATGGACAACAAGGACATCAAGATCAGCCTGCTTTACAACCTTGACGAGGTTAACGTACTATTAACCTTGCTTGGTAGCCTACCCTTTAACCAATCAGCTCAGATGATTGCGAACATTAGGGATCAGGCGCTACCTCAATTGCCTGTTGCTTCAGAGCAATCTACAGGCACCGATTAATTGCTGAGTGGAAACATGGATTCAGATCTGGAAACGAGGTTCGCCGTGCACGAAGCCCTATCAAACGCAAGATACGAGGCAATTGAGCATCGGTTAGAGAAGGGCGACAACCGCATGGCGCGAATAGAGATGTTGATCTATGCGCTGATGATTATGGTGCTGTTAGGTCCGGGTGCCGCAGCAGAGTTCCTGAAGAGACTGTTTGGATGACTGCAAAAGTCCACAAGCTACAAGCCGGACATCAACTGCAAATCAGGCACGTTGATATTAAAACGCTAATACCTTATGCAAGAAATAGTCGAACCCATTCAGAAGCTCAAGTAGCGCAGATTGCGGCAAGTATCAAAGAGTTCGGGTGGACGAACCCAATTCTCATCGATGGTGACAACGGAGTAATAGCTGGGCATGGGCGGTTGCTGGCGGCGAGAAAGCTCGGGCAATCACAGGTTCCAGTAATCGAATTGGGGCACTTATCGCCCGCACAAAAGCGTGCTTACGTGATCGCGGATAACCAATTAGCGATGAATGCTGGGTGGGATACCGCGATGTTGACGTTAGAGTTGACCGATCTGCAGGATGCCGACTTTGACTTAGATTTGTTAGGGTTTGACCCTAAAGAGCTCAGCAAGTTGCTAGAGCCGGAGCAGGTAGAGGGATTGACGGACGAGGATGCCGTACCTGATGCGCCAGAGGAGCCAAAGACCAAGTTGGGCGACATTTATCAGTTAGGCAACCACCGGCTAATGTGTGGGGATAGTACGAGTATTGATGCCGTAGAGAAACTGATGGATGGTCAGAAAGCCGATATGGTGTTTACTGATCCTCCGTATGGTATGTTTTTAGACACCAATTACGATAGTATGTTTAGCGGTGATTCAAAGCATAGAAAAACAGGCAAACGTTTTGACGCTGTAAAAGGTGACCATGAGGACTTTAATCCTGAATTTATAAATACCATTTTTGCAATGTTTGATTACTGCAAAGAAATTTTCCTTTGGGGCGCTGATTATTACGTTGATTTGATACCAAATAGAAATTCAGGTTCATGGGTTGTGTGGGATAAAAGATGTGACGACAAAATGGATAAGGTTGTTGGCAATACGTTTGAGTTATGCTGGTCTAAAGCAAAACACAAGCGCATGGTGGCTAGAATCCTTTGGTCTGGGCATCACGGTATGCAAAAGGACGACACCAAAAAGCGCGTTCACCCTACTCAAAAGCCAGTAGAGTTGGTATGTTGGTTTTTTGATTACTATTCAATGGCTGATAAACGGGTAGTAGTAGATCTCTTTGGGGGATCGGGGAGTACATTGATTGCTTGTGAAAAAACAAACCGTGAGGCAAAGCTAATGGAATTAGACCCTAAATACTGTGATGTAATAGTAAAGCGATGGGAAGATTTCACAGGCAAGAAAGCTGTGTTGTTAACAGAAGCGTAACACTTACCCTTAATAAAACAGTATGAGTCACGAACACAAACCTTCTGCTGATTCAAAGAGGCTCGTAGAGACGTCGAGCGGCCTTGGGTTGCCTCATGAGCAGATAGGGGCGCTGATTGGCATAGACGATAAGACGCTGCGCAAGCATTACCGGCAAGAGCTAGACGTAGGAAAGGCAAAGGCTTCGGCTAAGGTGGCTCAGACCTTATTCAACAAGGCTTTGTCAGGCGATACGACTGCGATGATTTGGTGGTCGAAGGCGCAGATGCGATGGGCTGAGGTTCAGAAGCATGAGATGTCGGGGCCTAACGGCTCGCCGATCCAGATGGACGTTGACCATTCAGTTTTTGACGCGCTGCTGCAGAACTTAGAGCTCGTCCAGCAGACTAAGGGCAAATGAGATTCTGCACATCCTGCCAGTTCTCTGTACATGAGGAAGGCGGCGAGATGCACCGGAGAGGGAAAGTAAACCGGTGGATCTGCAAGACCTGCCTACAGAAGCGAAGCGAAAGTAAGTACAAGAGTTATCCGAAGCCTGACCGTCCGAGGGAGCTAAGATGATGACCGAAGAACAGCGTAGCGAGTTCAATAGCCTGCTAGACGAGGCTTTCCAACGCTGGTGGTTTCCAGTGTTCAAGCAGGCTAACCAAGAGGGTGCCCAGATCCTCGCTGAAGATTTGGCGGTCATGGCGGAGCGCGAGGCTTGCGCCTTGATTGCTGAGAAGTTGGGAGCTCAGGCGGTGGCTGATGCTATACGGGGGCAGTAATGGAGAAACTACTTTGGGGTGTGGCTTGCGTCTACCTGATCGCGGTGGCGCTTATCTCTATCGTCTCAGCGGTTGTGACGTTCGAGTGGCATCCAAAAAGGATGTGTCTCGCATCTGATTTCAGACCCGACTACAGCGGTACAGAGCGGATCTGGTGCAGGCGGCAGTGGTGATTAGCGAACTAGAGCTGAGGATCGCCGAGCGCAAAGCAGCGCTGGCTGAGCGTAAAGCGGAAGCCCAAGCGCTGTGGGACGGCATTGACGTAGCCCTACTGTGCGCTGAGTTCCTAGCCGTATTCGTTGGCCTGTTGTTCGCGGTGGCTGGTAAGCCCGAGGCTGCGTGCGTTGGCCTCTTGCTGGCAATCTATCTCAAGATGAGAAGATGAACGATGTTGTCGAGATACTCCGAGACCCTGCGACCCGAGCGCAGTATGCCAAACTGCCCCCAACGTATCGAGCCGCATTCGAGTGGCGCACTAACTGGCTGCTAAAAGCCCATAGCTATCAGATACCACCGCCGGGCGATTGGGACATCTGGTTACTGTTGGCTGGTCGGGGCGCTGGCAAGACGAGAACGGCGGCTGAGCAGTTAGGCTGGTGGGCGTGGCAGAACCCTAACACTCGATGGGTAGTCGCTGCCCCAACCTCCAGTGATGTCCGCTCAACCTGCTTCGAGGGCGACTCTGGCCTTCTGTCTGTTATCCCTAGCGTACTGGTCAAAGACTACAATAAAGCCCTCCACGAGCTCACGCTAGTCAATGGGTCGCTGATCAAAGGCATTCCGGCGTCCGAGCCTGAGCGCTTCCGAGGCCCGCAGTTTCATGGTGGCTGGTGCGACGAGCTGGCGGCTTGGGATTATCTCCAAGAGGCTTGGGACATGATGCAATTCGGCCTGCGCTTGGGTAAGAAGGTGCGGCTGATCTGCACGACGACCCCAAAGCCCAAAGACCTGATCCTCGACTTGGTTGACCGCGACGACGTAGCGCTGGTGACCGCAAGTACCTACGAGAACCTTGACAACCTCGCGGACAACTTCAGGCGGCAGATCCTCCAGTACGAGGGCACCAAGTTAGGGCGGCAGGAGATTTACGCTGAGCTGATCGACCCTGAGGAAGGCGGGATCGTCAAGCGTGACATGTTCCGTCTGTGGCCTGCGAATAAGCCGTTCCCCCGATTCGAGTACATCATCCAGAGCTATGACTGCGCCTACACTGAGAAGACTGTTAACGATCCGACAGCGAGTACGACTTGGGGCGTCTTTAAGCCTGAAGACGGTGCGATGTCTGTCATGCTCATCGATGCGTGGCAAGACCATCTTCAGTACCCGGATCTCCGTCCGAAGGTTATTGAAGAGTTCAAGGTGGCGTATGGCGCTGACCCCGAGGCTGAAGAGCGAGGAAACTTTACCGGCGGGAAGAAGGTTGACTTGGTGCTTATTGAAGACAAGGCGGCAGGGATTTCCCTAATCCAAGACTTACAGCGGGCGCATCTGCCGGTGAGGGCGTACAACCCCGGGAAGGCTGACAAGATCCAGCGGCTGTCGATTGTGGCGAACATCATCGCGCACAAGCGCGTGTGGATCCCTGAGAGCACGGTGAAGAAGGGCTACGTCAGAGACTGGGCTGAAGGGTTCGTGAGTCAGATCTGCAGCTTTCCTGAGTCAACGCACGACGACTTTGTAGACAGTTGCACGCAAGCACTACGGTACCTAAGGGATGCGGGTTTCCTTGACATAGATCCTTACGTTGAGGAAGATCGGGAAGTTGAATATTACGGACGCAAGAAGGGTAATCCTTATGCGGTGTGACGATGGCAGACCAAAGACGCAAAACGGCTAACCTTTCGATGCGCGAGACCCAAGAGGGCTTAGCGCCTCACGGGATGCGACACAGTGGCGAGGGCGTGAAAGGCTCGGGCTACTTCGGCTACCTGCCTGCAAGCGACGGCTACGCTACCGAGATGTCGGCTGAGAATGAGGGCGGCGAGTTCCCGCTGTTAGTGCCGACGCTATCCAAAGAAGAGATCGAGCACCTGCTGGCTGGCAACTCCCCGACCGATGAGATTTTCCGCAAGGCGGTTGAGCACGCTGAGCGCCGTAAGAAAGAGGGCAAGAGCCCATTCGCTGACCCGACTGGCTTGAAGTATCCGGTACCGAAGGCCGATGGAGGGTCTGTCTATTCCCCACGACCGGGGCTGGTGTTCGTTGGGCAAGAGCACGGTCAGATACCTGAGCTGCCGCCTGATGTTAAGGCGATGGCAAACAAAGTCGGGGCTTTCTACGAAGGCTCTGGTGGTGATAGGTTGCCCGACATTAGATATAGAGGCTCATGGGATGACGCCGCATCTAAGTCTGTGAAGGGCTATCCGCCTGAGTACCTGTATACCATCTTCACAAACACGGATGTCAACAAGCAGAAAGATGCGCTTGTCGGTGACGACACCATCTTCAACAGCTTGCTAAAAAATCAACGTCAGGTAGGATATTTCAAGGATCGGCGCTTTAGTCGGAAAGAGCTTGAGAACTTCCTTGGCTCAATGGGGCCGGAGTTTTTAGGCGGAAGTAAGAACATAGCGACTGAAAGCAATGTCGAGGATTTCCTAAAGCGCGGCGAGAAGTTAATGTGGGAATCTGGCAAAACCTCGGCGCGAGACATGGCGGATAAAGCGAATGAGTCGCGGCAGCGATGGTTGTTAAGTCAACCGAAAGGCGTGTTCTTCGTTGGGTCTGATCATCTTGAGAAGTTAAAAGAGTTGCATGGCGCAGGTAAAGGCGCGTCGGTGCAAAAGAAAGCCGAAGGTGGCTCTGTCAGCCTGACTGACCTACCTGATGAAGTGAACCCCTCGAACTGGCGTGAGCACCTACAGAACAACGTGCGTGCTGATGCGCAGGCTTTGTTAGGCGTGAAGGATGGTGGGGCGATTGATCTAAATGATCTGATCGAGCAGGCGCTGAAGAAGAAAGATGGCGGCGCGATAGACCTGAATGATCTGATTGAGTGGACGCTGGCAAAGAAAGAGCACCGGAAGATGAAAGAGGGCGGAGCGGTGAAGATGCAGGGCGGAGGCAACCCCGGCGAGGTTGCTGGTGACATGTTCAAGCCTAAGCCGTTATCGATTCCTGAGCCCATTACGAGCCTTGTAGAGGCATTGCGGCGGCAGTTTGAGAAAGAAAAGCGCTCAATGAGAAAGCCCGGTGCTGTGCAAGACGTACTGATGCGTGGCCCTGTGGCGGCTTATGCGGGTGCACCTGCTGACATCTTAGGCATGGGCGGTGAGCTGCTCGACTATGCGCAGAAGAAGATACCTGCACTGCGTAAGCCTGCGTCTGTGATGGACACGGGGCCTCAGAAGGTGCCGCCGATGGGCTATGCGCCTGTGTTCCCGCTGTCGCCTGAAAATTCGTATGGCACAACGGCAGCGCAAGAGATGATGGGCAAGGCTGGTCTGACGACTGGCGAAGAGCGCCCGCTGTTTGAGACGGGTGCGATGGTTGGTGCGCCAGTGGCTGGTTACGCTGGGTTGAAGGCTGGTAAGGCTTTAGCGCCTACTGCTAAGGAGATGCTGGACGTTCAGTTGCAGCAGATGATGAGCCCGTACCAGATGAATGTCATCAAGCCTGAGGGTGGGAATTGGGTCAAAAACGCTACGAGTAAATACCTTGAAGGGTTAAAGTATTTGGATGAAGTTGATCCTTTGGGCGTGATGAGCCCTGCCGAAAAAGCCGCCGAGCAGGCTATAGTCAACTCAATGAACAACTTTGTTGATAAAAAGATGACGCGGTATGTTCAGAACCAGATGGGCACTCCATCTGATCCCGTGCGTCTTCAAGCGGATGCGTGGGCTGAAACTCAAAAGACCTTGCTTGCTGAAAAGCAAAAGCAGATCGACAAAGTCAGGGCGGACATTGAAAAGGCTCGGCGTGAGCGTAATGTTGATCCTGAAGTGTTGACTCGGTCACAAGCTCGGCTGCGTGAGCTACAGAAAGAACAAGACTTAATCAAGAACCGCAAAGGATTGCATTTTACGCCCGATAATTTCCACGTTGACTCTGAAAGAGCTCGGTTGCGCAGAAAAGCCGTTGGTGCGCAAGAAGAAAATATGGGGGCATCGCCCATTGCAAGAGGTTGGGAAAATTTAAGCGATCAAACAATTGTTCAAGCGCCTTATGAAGATTTAATCCCTTCATTGGATATGCCGTCATCAATAGTTGAAATGTGGAAGGCTGCGCCAATTGAAGAAAGGCCAAACATTGTTGCGAATTGGAAAAAAGAACAATTAGAAAGACTAGGCGGGCAGTACGCCATAGACAATCCAGAGGCTCTTGCGTATGGCATGAATACAGGTCGTCGTTCAACAGACCTTGGCTTTAGTCATCTGATGGACGAGCTTGATAATGCCCTGCGTCCATCTCAGGGCTTGCCTGAGTACCTGCAGCTCACACCAAAGACGCTAGACAAGATGAGTATGCAGCAGGCGGTTGAACACGTAGACAAGATCAACGCATGGAGAGCCAGCCAAAAGGCTGAAGTAGATAAGGCGCGTGCTGCGAATGCTGCGACGGTTGTTCACAAAGAGTATCCCGAGCAGGGCTTGCGGTGGGTTGAAATTAAATCTCCTGATGCGGCAACAATTGAGTTGCCAGAAGGCGTGACGAGGAAACAAATGAGTCAAACACAAGGCGGTCTTGAGGTGCCGGGTATTGGTTATGTTGCGGCTAAATATGATGCTGAGATAGGTGATTTAAATTGGGCTAAAGCGGAAGCAGACGCTAAAAAAATTCTTGCCCAAAAACCTGTTGAAGACGCCCTTAAATACGAAGGCGAGATATTGCAGCACTGCGTTGGCGGGTACTGCCCTGATGTTTTGGAAGGTCGGTCGCGCATCTTCTCGTTGCGTGATGCGGATGGTAGACCTCATGCGACGATTGAGGTTGAGCCAGAAGCCAGAATTGGATTTAGGCAAGGCGAAGGCCCTAAAACTCCAGATGAGGATTATGCCTTGCGTAACCAATACGTCGCTGGCGTCAATGATGGGTCGATCAGTAACGATATGACATTTGCAGAATGGTGGCGCTCAAAGAACAACATTCCAGAACCGGCAAGGCGTGAGCGTATTTCCCAAATCAAAGGCCTGCAGAACAAAAAGCCTGAAGCGGAGTTCATGCCGTACATCCAAGACTTTGTGAAGAGCGGTGATTGGTCGTATGTTGGCGACATTCACCATGCTGACTTACGTCAAGCGAGAGATGTTTTTGGCCCTACCGAGGTAGAAACACTTCGGGGGCGTGGTCGTGAGCTTGGTGAGTATCTGACTCCTGCTGAAATTGAAGAACTGCAGGCAACCTTCAAACCTACGGGAATGAAGCGCGGCGGTCGCATCACGAAAGCCGACCTAGAGCGCGAGTACCGCATGGCCTTTGGTGGCGGCGTATTTAACACTGATCCTGACATTACAGACGCTGGTCGGATCATTCCTGAGCACACAATTTAAAGGGAAGCATCATGCCTGAAATGCCTATCGACCCTGAGTTTGGTCGTTTCATAGCGGGGATCACAGAGACCGAAGACGGTGGCGCTCTGGTGGACATGGATGAAGACGAGATGGAAGTCGAAGAGCTGGAAGACGGCTCGGCGATTGTCCGTGAGTCTGAGTTCAAAGGCCCCGAAGAAGACGAAGAATTCTACGAGAACCTTGCTGAGAGCTTAGATGATCTCGATCTGCAGGTCTTAGCGAGTAAGTATCTTGACCTATTCGAGAAAGACAAAGAAGACCGCAAAGAGCGCGATAAGCAGTACGAGGATGGGTTGCGTAGAACTGGCTTGGGTAATGATGCACCGGGCGGGGCGAACTTCCAAGGCGCGTCGAGAGTTGTGCATCCTGTAATGGCTGAGGCGTGCGTAGACTTCGCAGCACGGGCAATTAAAGAGCTGTTCCCACCAGATGGCCCCACCCGCACGAAGATTATTGGGGAGGTAACGCCAGAGAAGACTGACAGAGCTGAGCGCAAGCGCGACTACATGAACTGGCAGTTGACTGAGCAGATCGAAGAGTATCGGGATGAGCAGGAGCAGATGTTCACCCAGCTCCCGATGGGTGGCTCTCAGTACATGAAGATGTGGTACGACGAGCAGAAGAAGCGCCCATGCGCTGAGTTCGTGCCAATTGACAATATCCTGCTGCCGTTTGCTGCCTCAAACTTCTATACGGCGCAGCGTGCGACCGAGATGATGGACATCACGGAGTACGAGTTCCGTTCGCGTATTGATCGTGGGCTGTATAAGGACATTAGCCTGATTAGCGCAAGCCTTGACCCTGAGCCGACGGGTCCTGAGAAGGCGAATAACAAGATTGAGGGGCGTAAGCCGGGCGAGAATATTGATGGTGTGCGCCGTGTATATCACTGTTATACACATCTGGAGCTGGAAGACGACCCAAGGACGAAGGGCAAGATGGCTCCGTACATCCTGATGATCGACGAGTTGGACTCTGAAGTGGTTGGTTTGTACCGAAACTGGGAAGAGGGCGACGAATCGATGACGAAGTTGGATTGGATTGTCGAATTTAAGTTCATTCCTTGGCGTGGCGCGTATGCGATTGGCTTGCCTCACCTGATTGGTGGCATTTCTGCAGCCCTTACAGGGGCTTTGAGAGCGCTTTTAGACACTGCGCACATCAATAACTCGGCGACGATGATCAAACTGAAGGGGGCGAAGGTCTCTGGACAGTCGGATCAGATCGAAGTTACCGAAGTTAAGGAGATTGAGGCGGCACCGGGTGTTGATGACATCCGCAAAGTAGCGATGCCGCTGCCATTTAACCCGCCTTCACCCGTGCTTTTTGAGCTTTTAGGCTGGCTGACGCAGGCTGCGAAGGGGGTAATTACCACTTCTGAGGAAAAAATCGCTGATGTGAGCTCACAAGCGCCAGTTGGAACGACTTTGGCGATGATTGAGCAGGGCGCATCGGTGTTTTCTGCGATTCATGCGCGGTTACACGAGTCTCAGAAGCGCGTTTTGATGATTTTGGGGCGGATTAACCGCTGGTATCTCGACGATCAGCAAAAAGGCGACGTTGTTGCCGACTTAGAAATCAGCCGAGAGGACTTTGAACGTAATTCGGACATCATTCCGGTGTCTGATCCGCACATTTTCAGCGAAAGCCAGCGCATGGCGCAGACGCAGATGGTCATTTCGCTGATGGATAAGTACCCAAACCTGTTTGATCCGCCTGCGGTGATCCAGCGGATTCTGAAGCAGGCCAAGATACCGAACGTCAATGAGCTCATGCCTGCCTCTGCGAAGCCCGTAGAGGCCGCTGCAAGCGACGAAAACGCTGCGATGGCACTTGGTAATCCTGCGTTCGCTTATCCCCGCCAAGACCACCTAGCGCACCTCCAAGCGCATCTGGATTTTGCGAAAGATCCGATCTTTGGATCGAATCCACTGTTCGCTCAGAAGTTTATCCCTCAGGTTATCGAGCACTGCAAGCAGCACATGATGCTCTGGTACACAAACCAGATTAATCAATATGCAACAACAGGCACGAAGATTGATTTGCGTAAGTATGCCGATACGGATGCGCCGAAAGAGATTGACCGCACGATTGCTGTTGCTTCGCAACATGTAGCGATGGATAGCCAGCAGGTGTTTGAGCAGGTGATGCCTGTATTGCAACAGTTGAGCCAGCAGTTGCAGCAGATGACACAGGCTCAGGCTGAGATGCAGAAGCGTCTGTTAGCTGACCCGCAGGCTCAGGCGGTGCTAGAGAGCTCATTGGCTGAGACGCAGCGTAGAGCGGCTAGGGATCAGGCTGACATCCAGTTGAAGAAGGATGAGCAGCAGATTGACATCGCAAAGAATGCTGAGGACAACCTCACAAAAGAGCGTATTGCCACCGCAAGGATTAGCTTTGATGCGGATCGGCTGCGTAAGGAGCAGGAAGACACTGCTATTTCGCTGCAAGAAGCAGCACAACGTACTTTAGGGAGGCTGTAATGGCTACAACTGAGAAAGACGAGCAGTCCGAAGCTGTCAAGCAACATCACCGTATGGCGGCGGGTGCTTGGATTACCGGCAGTGAACTGAAGGAGCAGGGATCGGCAACGATGCCTGAGGCTAACAGCGATCACGGTAATTTCAGCGGTAAGGGCGTTGATAAATCCAACGCATGAGGTATGTATCTGAGCTGATCGACGCGCTGAAAGATGAGCAATCCAAGATCCAGAGAAGCCTTGCACAAGGGCACGCTCCTACTTGGGAGGCGTACCAAAGGCTCGTCGGTAACCATCAAGGCTTGCAAGACGCCTTGGACATTATTAACAGTTTATTAAAGGAACCAGATGAAGATGAGTGAGCCGGTAGCTTTTGACCAAGCTGAAATCGAGTGGGCTTTCCCCACGGTTGACCCCGGTGCCAAACCTCTTGGAGCAAGAATCTTAGTCCAGTTACGCCGTGCCAAAAAGAAGGCAACGTCTGCGGGAATCATCCTAGTTGAAGAAACGAAGGAGACCGAGAAGTGGCAGAACATGGTAGCTAAGGTGATCGCTGTAGGCCCGTTGGCCTTCAAGAAGCGCGACACGATGGAGCCGTGGCCTGAGGGCTCGTGGTGCGAGGTGGGTGAGTTTATCCGCGTCCCTAAGTGGGGCGGTGACCGCTGGGAAGTGGCAGTAGAAAACCAGCCGGATGAAGATCCTGCGCTTTTTGCAGTGTTCAATGATCATGAAGTGATCGCCAAAGTAACAGGCGATCCTCTATCCATGAGGGCTTTCGTATGAGCGAGACTAAAGACGAGTTGGTTGTCAAAGAGTCAATGGATGGATCGGCGGTTGTCGATCTGCCTGATGACTTGACTGATGACGATGAGCCGCAACAGGCGGCTCAACAAGACGACGGTTCCGATGAGGCTGATGACGCTGCTGCGGCGGCTGAGA